GTAGACCGAAGCATTGTCGATTGACCATGATGTTACATTATTTGACAGCCGAAAGACACCCTTCGGATCGTTTGTGCCGACCAATTCGTCAACGTAATTCGTGCGCAGGTTTGGAAAGACCTCAATCGTGCCATCGCCAGTCTGATCCTCAAGCACCTGATAAAGCCGAGCGCCGCTCTCTAGGCCGACTTGGATATAATCGCCAGCAAGCAAAGTGTCCGACTGATTGGTCATTGTGATCGTGAAGAACGTGTCGTTAGCATTGCCGCTGACCGACGCATACTGCTGCGCGCTTGTGCTGCGCAGAGTGCCGCGGGGGAATGGATAATCTGGGTCTCCCAGCAAGAATGTACCCAAGGAACCTTTCAGGCTTACAAGGGCCGCTTTCCAGACCGCTGCGTCTGCTTTCTTCATCGGAGCCAAGTTTACAGTGGCCTCAAACCGACTGCCGCCGTATGAGACAACTTGCTGCTTGAACGTGAACGGAGACTGGCTGGTCGTGTTCGCGTTCAGAGTGCGAAACTCAACCGATGAGATGCCGTCAGTTGGGAGTGTGAGGGGATATGTGATCGCCATTTATCCGAAAACCTGTCTGAATTGGCCACCGCGGCGGCGGCTGTCTATGATGCCCTTCTCGGTCATCTTCGCAATCTGCGGTGCTGCCTGGGCGATCAACTTCTTAACACTGTCATCACCGTTGGCCGCGAAGTGGAAGTTCTGCACAACTGTTGTACCACCATTTTGACCTTTTGTGTGGTCTATAACGCTCTCACGAGGGTGCATCATAGCCATAAAGCCACCCTTGCCATCCAAGCCACCAGCGCGGGCGCCGCTGCCTGTATAGCCGCCCCCTGCGAATGTGCGTGCCTGCGGGCGGACGTTACCTGTCCCCAATGGCATTGATGGCCCAGAGACCTGATTAGCATTAAAGAAGCCACCGAGGGAGCTAGTTATAAAACCAGTGATCTGCTTTACAACAAACACCCGGTAAAGCTCTTTGATAATTTCAGACGCCATTGATCTGAAGGCGTCTTTGACTGAAGCTGTCCCAGAAACAGCATTCATCATGGCGTCCTCAAATGACTGACCTACTGAATCCATTATCCCATTAAGGCGCTTCATGGCTGGTGAAAGCTCAGAGTCCACCCTTGACGCCAGATTTGATATTCCTTTTGGAGCAGTATTGTTCAGTTTCGCCGCAGCGGCCTCTGCATCTGCAAGCTGCTTGCGAAGCTCATCCATCTCGGTAAATATGCGAGGATCGCCGCCGCGACCACCTTGATAAACACTCTTGTTAAAGACAAGACCTTTGACCACAAGTTGACCCATAACCGCGTCTTCATCTTGAAGTGTTTTAAGCCTTCTATCATGATCCGCCTTCATCGAATTAAACAAGGCTCTCATATTGCCCGCTTTGATGTTCATCGCCCGCAAAATGCCGTCTTGATAGAATAACTTGTCACTGGATTCGGTGAGCGTTTTAACCCGATCCTTTTCAGTGGAAACAGCTTCGTCAATCTCTTGGTTGACAGCTCCGACAAGACCAGCCTGCTCCTTAAACAGCATAATGGTTCTTTGCACTTCTGTTGTGTAGGCGTCAGCCTTTTTAAGCTGCTGAATAGCTATATCTAAATTCGCGGCTGTTTCTGCTCTCGTCTTCCCATTTACTTTAGATATAATCGCAGAAATATTATGCTGGCGCAGCAACTTATCGTTAAGCTCTCCAATCTTGGCAACATGGGCATCGTAGTTTTCACCAACGTCAATACCCTGTTTCTTCATTTGATGCTGGATTCTCAGAGCTTCTTTAAGAGACTCCCGCGTAGCGTCCATCTCGTCCACTGGACTAAGCGTTTGTATGATCTCGCCTAAAGCCGATGCACGTTGCAGCTCTGCATATTCACGAGCTGCCGCTATCAAGTTCTTATACTTATCAAATACTTTTTGCACAGGGGCAGACATCTTCTCGCCAAGTGAAGTATAGTCAGTAGCCTCAAGGGAATTAAATGATTTATTCAATCGGTCAATTGCAGTTGCAGTTTCGACCGTCTTTTTCTTTGTCTTCTCAGCAACAACAGCAAACGCTGCAAAAATAGCAACCGCCGCACCGACAACCGCACCAATAGGACCAAAGATTTGCAAGAGCTGCGGAGCCTGCTGCCCAAACGCTTGCATCTTGGATGTGCCGTTAGCAACCTGAACTGCAAAGTCACCGATTTGATAACCAGCTTGCTGCGCACCCCCCATGGCAAATTTACGCAAATTGACGTTGCCAGCGGTTACACCCTTATTAAATCTGCCCATTTTAGCTTGAGCATTCTGCACAGAATTACCAACGCGCTGGGTAGACTTGGACACTTGATCCAAGCCTTTGACCGCGCTATTGGTCTGGGCAGCGATAATAATGTTGATCTTTTCACTCATTTTTATCGCGCTCCTCAATCAGTGCAAAATATGCGACCCATTCATTATACTCCGAAAGACTAATTTCCTCAATCTCTGAGATCGTCTTGCCAAGTCTGAGAGCCAATCCGAGAAGATTGCATCTAAATGGGTCGCCCTTTAGTTTTTTAAGTGATCCTCTGGGCTATCAGTATCAAAGATAGAACCAAACACTTTTGCAATCACATTTACAGGCTCTCCGAGAAGGATGGCCTTATCTTCCAATGTGAATGCTTTCTCGCCAGCCTCATCCTCACATTTGACAATAATCATCTCGACCATTGCGCTCATGCTGGGTTCAGCCAGAAAGTTGGGATATTTGCGCTGGACCTTCTCAATATCTCTCGCAGAGACTTGTGTGAAGTAAAGGCGAAGCGGATTGTCCGCCTCGCCCCACTCTTCAACGTCTGAGAAACCACGCTGTTGTTCCGCTCGCTTCGCCGCGATACGTTTTGCTAGGGTCATGTTTTACACCGTTGTTTGTGTTAATGCACCATTACCCTGCACTGAAATTGACATTTCTACAAGCCCGTCAAAAGAGGAACTTACAGAACGACCCGTAACGATGGCTGCACCGGACAAATAAGTGTCGCCAGCGGTGTCACCCTCTGGGTAAAGGTTAAGCGTAACCTCTGCCCCGATAGTCAAAGCGCCTTGGCCCGTTGCATCGGTTTCATCCCAGAAAACATCAATAGAACCAGAGAAGCTGGTCAATGATGGTTTGTAGGTGCGGGCAGCATCGCCCATGGAAGTGTCTTCAATAGTGTCCGCAGTCTCCTCGATTGAGAAGGAACGGATTTCTGCAATCGCGTCGGAACCGACCTTTACGGTGCCTTCGCTACCAGCGTGCGTAGCCATGGTGTATCTCCTATCTGGCCGTTTCCACATCATCAATGTCGGTAGAATACTCGACACTGAAGTTTAATCTAGCGACACCAACAGGCTGTTCGGCCTCGCCAGAAAAATCTATTTCAGTACCCGAAAGCACTGTGTTCTTTGCGAGACCATTCAGAGAGTAATCCCCAGCAATGGCCTCCTCGACCTGGACGCAGATTGCATCCAAATCATTATCCAAATTAGCCGTTGCCAACGCATATACGTCAACATTGACCGTCAAAGTACGCATGAGCGTCTTTCTGCCCATCGTCGCCAGGTCAGACTGCTCTGCACCCGCATAGACAGTTATAGCAGGTAATTTAGCTTCTGTCAGTGGGTACACACGACTGCCATAAACGCGAGAGGAGACCAAAGCAACACCGCTGGTTAGCAGTGTGGCCATTCTCTCTCTTATCTGCTGGCGGACATGAGCCATTATGATTTTTCCAACTGCACTACGGTAACACCTGTTCCATCATGTATCCAAGCACGGACAACATAAGTTACTCCAGATATTACCATAACCTCACCCTCTCCGATAGAAGGCAAATCGGATGTTTTGCAGGTCAATTGAGGTTGCTCTTGATGCACCGTGACAAAGCCACCATTGTCCACTGGGATCGTCTCATTGTCAAAGATGCCGTTTATCGTGCCGCCGTCATATGTGACGGCGACAGCAAACTCATCAACAACTAATATAGAGGTAAGATCATCACTCAGTGGCAGAGCCATCGTCAACTTCCTTTGGTTCAACGTAAACTTCAGCGTAACCGCGGGAGATTAGCTTATCGGCCACCGCGCGGGCTACATCATGTGAACTGCCAGCCTTGTGACTTTTTCCAGCCCATTCGGCCTTCTTCAACAAGGTTATCTTCATTTCTTCGACTTCCGAGTAACAGTTTTAGTTGCTTTGCTCTTTGGCAAGGCCACTGAGCGATCCTCTGGCTCTTTTACAGGCTGCGGAGCGTCAACGTACTCAACGCGGCCCATTGCGGTCAGGGAGCGAGCATTCTCATCAGATAAATTCAAAATATCACCCGCGCTGCAACGCGAGTTGTCAATGACGCAAGATTTCAAAACAAGATATGGCATATAAAACTCCTAGTAGGGTTGGTGGGGACCGAAGCCCCCACCAGTTATATTATGCGCCGTCGTTGTTAAAGGCAAACGATACAGCGTGGCGTACAGCCACATCGCAGGTTTGCAGTGCAACGATGCGTACAGTGCCGCTTGTGCTGCTGGTGTATGGATCAACAACAATGTCCAAACCGCCGTACATGCCGATCAGCAAATCAGCAAAGTTGCCGAAGTACAGATCGCCTGCTGTGACTTGGTTGGACACGATGGTGTTGTAACCATTCATGTTGCCGTCTGGGCCAACTACGAACTGGCCTGAACCAGCGTCTTTTGCAGTTGTTTTCAGAGCGCCGTACATGCCTGCTGGGGCGATGTAAGCCAGGTTGCCAGACAAAGCATTGTCTTCTGCAACAGCAGTTTCCATCGCAACAACTTCTGCGAAGGTTGGGTTTGCAGCAGCAAAGTTAGTCGGAGCATTGATGCCCGATGTGTTCTTTACGCCTGTAGGCTGACCAGAAGTGCCTGAACCTGCCAACGCGCCCAGATCAATTGCAAGAGCAATCGCTGTGGACAAGTCGTTACGAACAAGAGCTTCAATGTCGAGGCTGGACTGCATCATCATCAAACGTGTGATGTCTGTGAACGCGCCGAGTGTCTTTGGGGACATTGTAACTTGGCCCAAAGTTGGCTCGCTCTCAGAAGCAGCGCCACCTTCAGTGGAAATCCAAGAAGCAGCCGATGCGGCAGTTTTCTTTGGGATTTTCACGTTGCCGGACAAACCAGACAACATTGTAGCGCCAGCCTGCATAACCGAAGATTGGTTGCGCAGAACGTCGATGAAAGAACCGCCACGGAAGTCGTCTGCGATTACAGCAGCATCATCTGTGGTGTTCAGGTCACGAACAGCCCATGAACGAAGAACTTCATTCGGGATCATGATGCCTTGAGCTTCGCGGCCATAGGCTTCAGAAGCTGCGGCAGATGCCTCAAGTTCGAAAGCGGCAGCTTGCTGTGCAGCACGATCAGTTGGGTTGGCGTGAGCGCGGATCGCTTTCAGCAAAGAGAACTGGCGAACCTCTTTCGGTGCGAGACCGATTTCAGTGTTGTCCAGCGGCTTGTTGCCGATTACGTTCAAAAGCTCGCCACGGAACTCGGCCAATGTACGGCCTTCTGCGACTGCTTTTTCAGCCATATCACGCTGCTGGTGCTTGCCACCAAGAGCATAGATTTCGGCATGGTCTTTTGCGGCGGCGCGAACAGCTTCGGCCTTCACCGCTTCAATGTCAAATTCAGACATAGTAGCCTCCTTTTGAGGGGTTGAGTTGGTTGTACGGTGTTGAAGGTCGTCATCTGCGCTCCGGCCAACGCCGACTGTCCTGTCAGCGGGGATAGATACAACAGAAACTTCCATTGGAAGCCAATCGACAGCACGGTAGCTACCCTTGCCATCTTGTTCCAATTTGTTGACTTGATAGCCAACTGAGATGTTGCTGCGAATACCGTCAGAAACATCATCAAACACATCTTTGGCAAGTCCATTCTTTCCAAAACGAACCGTCGCACGCAATCTACGCGCCGAGCCATCCAATGTGACTGATTCCACAACGCCAATTTGCTGGCGTGGATCATGATCCAACAGCAAAGGCGCACGACCACTGTTTAGGAACGACAGGTCAATGCTGCGCTCAGAGTGGTCCAAAACTTCATTACCATATCCACGCTCAACTGGTTCCTCAGAGGATACAGCGATCTTAACGCGGCGAGCTTCAACGTCTATAACATCGGCTCCACCATCCATTGAGCGGGTTTCCATGCTCTCACGATTGAACCGCTCCTCGACTTCTGGGGCGGAACGCTCGGAAGTCTTGGTCAAAGTGCTAAAGCGATGCCCAACCATTGTGCCAGAAGCAGCGTAGCCATCTTCGCCTTCGCGGTAGACTTCAATCAAAGCCGCAGGGTCATCAGCGTCACCATTAACGGAGAAATCAGAATCCGGCACATCAATCTGTCCATCACGCTCAATACGCTCAACACGGCCATAAGCAGAACCGCCGGAGCTGTCCCACTCTACATAATCGCCTACACTCAAGCCATCAGGCTCGGCTCGCACTTCAACTTCATCAACCATTACTTCGCCCTCGGTATTTTCGGGCAGTATATCAGAATTTCCGACATTTTCCATAGAGCGTTCCTCTTCCATTTTAGCAGCTAATTTGCGCGACCAACTGAAGCCAGCATCGCCGCCCCAGAGCGCCCAGGCGATACGCCCGTTTGATGGATAGCCATCCTCGCCAGGACGGAACCCCTCGGCCTTCTTATCAACCTCATGTCGGCTGAAAAAAGAATACATTCGCTTGACTGTATCATCAGACAAGTTCTTACCATTTGAGATGTCACGCGCACGGGCTATGCCAACCTCAGTGCCGCCGCGACCATATTCACTGCGCCACTCCAAGCCCTTCTTGGCCTCAGATACCATTCCGCTGTTAGGCTTGTTCGTCATTGACTCCAACCTCCGCTGGGACTGGCTGTTTATCGCCAAATGGTTCGTAAGCCATCTTCAGGTTGAACGCATCGGCCATCTCTTTGTCACGCTGTATCTGAGCAAACGTCTCTTCAGCATCACGACCATAGTTGGCGGCAATGTCAGTGTGGCTCAAGATGCCATTCTGCAAGCCTACAACTGCCGCATTGATCTCTTTCAGAGGATCAACCCACTGGAAGCCTCGCGCACGCCAAGATATGCCTGCACTGAACTTGGACACCTTGTTGGTGCCTGAGATTGGAATAACGCCAAAGCCCATGACATGCTCAAGCCACTCGCGGAACAGAGGGTCAATGAAGTGGTCGATCATAAACCGATGCAAGGTGCGATAGAAATCACGCTCCTCAAGCGCGCCCTGGCGGATTGACGAATAAGACGTACCCTCCAGATCATTGGCCAGTGAAGTATAACTGATACCCAAACCGCCTGCGATACCGCGAAGAACAGCCTTCTCAAAGTCAGCAAATGCCGAATTTGGATGCGTAGGGTCAAACGCAGTGAAATCAACGCCAGCAGGGAGCTGATGGAACGTACCTGCCTCTGCATCATAGATCGGCGTAACATCATCCTCATATCCGTCAGCGGTGAAACCATCGCCCGCAGGGGAAGTAAAGAAACCCATCTTCGCAGCGCCAACACGGGCAGCAACCAATTCAGCCTCACGATAGCCATGCAGCATCTTCAGAGAGGCTATAGCGGAAACTGACCAAGGCACCCCTCGCGTCTGATCGGCGCGATCTGGACGGTAAATGTGCATCATCTTCTCAGCCGGGATGCGAGTGCGCTTTTTACCGTTGGCAAGTGTAGTGTAATCGTAATCGCCAGGGTGAGCCGTCAAAACGTGGTAGGCGACAGGGCGGCGGGTGGATTCATCGATCTCAATACCCATGCGGATCGGATTTCCGCCTTTGACGCGCTCATTGTGATCTTCGTCGATCATGTCCGGCTCAATTAATTGCAGGGCATACCCCTGACGCAAATAATTCGCGCGAACCTTCATCAAGAACACTTCGCCATCACGCGCAACGCCAGTGATGACGTGATTGAGCAAATCAATCATAGACATCTGGCCATCAACGGTAGGACCGCCGTAGCGACAGAACTCTGACCAAGCATTCTCAACGATATTGTTGCCGCCCATATCCATCCCGCCGTCTGGATTGCGAGCCTTCATCTGGAGACGGATGCCAGCCTCACCAACGACATTTGTGCGCAAAAGCTGCAAATATCTACGCATGTATTCGTTATTTCGCTCAAGATCACGGGAGCGGTTCCGCAAGTCACGCAGGACTGGATATATCTCACTATCCGCGCTGCGGTTGCTTGCGTTAAAGTCGGCGAAAAGCCGCCCTTTGCTGGCGGCTGCATAGTTTCTGCGGTTTTGCGGCTTTTTAGACCGACTGAAGATGTCCAAAATGCCCATTAGCTAAATCTAACCTTTACAGTTGTTCCGCTTGCTCTGCCGTTCTTTATCGCCAACTTGCGACGATAGGCGAGAACCTCCTGACGATACCTGTCACGCGCGACCATCAGTTCGTCAAAAGTCATCTTCGTCAAAGAGCGCCCAGCAATGCTATAATTAGAGACATCGCTGTCAGCTTTGCCTTCAAGTATAGTTTCAATCTTGTCCAGCATCACCTCAGAGTGCGTCCGAGGGTCAGCCCCGTTTACATCGAGATCAACAACAGCCTCAAATTCACCGCGCTGAACTACAAGCCTGTTTCCGCTAGATGTTTCTGTGATCTCAAGCTGCCAGTGATAGTATCCTGGGGCGAAGTCCGTGGATGTAACGCTATCAACGGTGAACAGGTACTCAGTCGCACTACCAACGCCGAGAAGTTTAATCTCACCGCTCCCGCCCGCAGTAACCCTGGCGACATATTCCGCAGAGTGTGTGGCCGCTGGGTAATCAGAAACTAAATCGCTGCGCTTCCACTGGATGAAGTCGCCAACAACGACTTGTAGTGGTTCGCCTTCAGGAGCATTAGTGGAGTCGAAAAGATTTGCCATTATTTGTACCCATGCACAAAGCCGCTACGTTTAGGCATTCTTGGACCCCTAGACGGACGTGAAGTTTCGTCGGATAATAACCTATTTTGTGCCTGCTTGTAAACTGCCTCAATATTTAGGTTCAATACAGCCAATGCGGCGGTAGCATAAACTCTACAATCCAAGGCTTCGTTCCTCTGCCTGATCTTAACCCATTCTCGCTTCGGGCGACCCTTAAAATACTTCGTAACCTTCTTTTCAGCGGTCAACATGCGGAAATATTCAGCATTTCGATCCTCTGGAAAGTGGCAATAACCATCGCCCTCATCCGTCATCTTGAGCCGAGCATACACTAATTCCTTCGCAGTGTCAGTCCCTACCGGAAAAAGGTTGATCTTTCCTATATTATTTTTACTTGGGCGACCGATGATCGGTTTACCCTCACCGCCAACCCCTTTGATCGCAAACACCCGGCGACCAGCCCTCTGGCGAGCATAATTATAAACCTGCTGCGTGTAGTGACCGCCGGAGTCAATGCAGGACGATCTGATAACCATCTCGCCGTGAAGCGGGTGCGTAAACGTCTTTTGCAGCAGGCTGTCCAAACGTATCCACAACTCAGACGTGGAAGGGTCTCCGTACAGCGTATCATATGAGATTGACCAGCTTTCCTCGCCTCTACCCCAGCCAACGACCTCTATCTCCAAGCGATCATCCTGAACGTCGATGCCAGCGGTCATCATCAAGACTTCCGATGGCAATTCATCGCCCCAGTCCTCTCGGCGGTCCATCAGGTCAAACTCGTCAATCCTGTCGCCCTGTTCTTCCCAAGTCTCGCCAAGAAAGGTGTTGACCCAAGTTTTCAGCCGCATTGGGTCTCGCTTGGACGCCAGAAAGTCTCGAACCGTGTCTTCCATCGGCGTCCACGGTGAATATAAGCCAGAAAGGTGGAAACCAGCAGTTTTCCCGTCACCTTCTGCTGTCTTGCGCCATTCACCATACCTGATAGCCGCAAAACGCTTAACATCGCTCCAACAACTCCCACAATGCTCGCAAACGTATTCAGCCGATGCAGGCTTACCTTCCTCCCACTTCACGTTGGACCACTTCAGGACTTGATGCTCACCGCAATCCTGGCAAGGTACAAAATACCTGCGCTTGTCGCTTTCCTCATACGCAGCCTCAATCCGGCTTGCACCCTTGTCCGTCGGCGTGCTGACCATGATGATCTTGCGGTTCCAGAAGGTAGTTGATCGTTTTTTGGCCAGTGATACAGGATCACCCTCCGTTCCCGCAGATAGCGGATAGCGGTCAACCTCATCGCACAGAATAATGCGACATGGCCGAGATGCCAGCGATGACGGAGAGTTCGCGCCACAAGCCGTAACGTGTCCACCCGGGAAAACCTTATGCAGCGTTGTATTACCGCTGTCCCTCGATCTGGGGTTCTTGATCTTCTCCGACAGCACAGGCGTATCCCTGATTGCCGGAGAAAGCCTGTCCTTTGACCAAGTTTGCGCCATTTCAAGCGTCGGCTGCACAACCAGCATCGGAGCCGGGTCTTGATGTATATGATAACCGACAA